ATCCAGAAAATTATAATGGTCCTGACCTAGTGTATTATGATGGTGAATGGACAAGACCACAACAAAAAGAAAGCAAAGGTCAAGCACCAAAATTTGATTTGTTTGATTCCAGCAACAATGAAATTGCCACTCATTATGCAAACAATGATTTTGAAGGCAGTACAATTTTTAACTATGTTATTAATTCAGCCGCCACTGAAGACACAACATTAGGGTTTCAAGCAAAATACAATTCAATTGCTGGTGCCAGCGAATTGGTGTTTGAACACCCATTGGTATCAAAAACTTATCAGTATGATTTAAACACAAATCCAAAGGATATCAAAGGCTTGATGTATTTTGCTAAACGTACAACTGCCAATGATAACACAACAACTTATACAGAAGGTTTTTTACGAGCCCAAAATTTAGACAAAACATATTATGCAACAGAAACAGCAGTGGTAACTGTTGACGATGCAAACACAGCCACAATACCTGTAGGACAAAATCATATTCAAAAACATGCTGATGAATTTATTTTTTCATACATGCAAAACAAATGGACTGTGTTTGAAAAAGATCAAGACACTCCTAAAAACTATCATGGACTTGTAGGATTTAATCCAAATGTATATTTGTTTGCAGGAACAACTGTAACCATACGTAAAGATTATGATAGCACAGAAACAGATCTAACATTTGTCAAAGAAACAGATGGCACCACATCTGCTCCTGGTATCACAGTAACAGACAATGGTGCAACACTCAGCGTTGCCATTGATTCAAATAGTGCAAACTATGACAGAGTGTGCAAATACAAAGCCAGTGGATCTGGATCAGGTGCCATGGGTAAAGTGTACATTGTAGACGAAGACACAGGCTATGCCGGAAACGCCGGCAGTTTTATTCAGTTCAAACATACTGTTTACAAAAACGGAGCAAGAACAGAAAATTATACGCTGGGTGCAGAAAATGTAATTGTTGGCGATCTTGATGTTGGTGATGTAATTGAATTACGTTATGCTCCTAAGGGTGCAAAACAAACAACCAGTAACTGGGCAACAGGCATAAATTTCCAACACAATCCAATTGGTACTGTGCTAGGTGAACATACACATGCTGACCTACGCAGACATTTTGGTGATAAAATTAGCAGTCTACCAGGCGAACATGCAAGTGTAGGTGGGGTTAGCAATTATTATGTCAGCAGTAAGCAAACTGATTTTGGCGGAACTATATTACAGGGTAACCCTGCACAGAACATATCACAATACATCAAAGAAAACAACAGAAATACCGTGCTTGGTATTCGCAATGTAATGAACGATTACGATCGTTTTAAAAACCAATTGGTTAACAAAGCCAAGCAGGTAAGCAACACAGACACATTCACAACCACTAGAGAATTATTCAATGAAACTATGAATCAATTGAACGTAGGTAGAAATAATACATTTAGATATGCAACATCAGGCATGTGTTTCTTTTACAACTGTAAAAAACAGGACATCACAGTATCAGATACCACTGTAGAATTTTTCTTAGAGAACACAGAAAACTATGATTACACAACCACAAATTGTGAAGATCATGTGTATGTGTATCTTAAAGATTATGATGCTAGTGTTTCTGCTTATGTAGAAAAGATGTTGATGAGAGACAGAGATTACACATTAGACGGAAATAAACTTACACTTTCTTCTGCTGTGAATTTAAATGCAAACGTACCAGCAGTATTATCCATAGACTATTACAGCAAATATGGTAACAGTTTTGTTCCTTGGTCAGCATGTAAACTTAATTTCCTTAAACCAGTTGAACCAGAAATTAATGCAGGTGGTACGATATTAACTGGACATGATGGTGCTCAATTAACTGTGACCAGTACTGAAACTGATAACTTGTATAGACCACAGGAAGTAAACTATGATGTTACCACTGCAATACTTTGGGAACTTGAAAAACGAGTGTATGCAGGTTTTGTTCAGGTACGCAACTACAATGATGTGAAAGAATTTAATCCAAGACATCCAGGCGGATACACACACGGACAAGGCACACGCACACAATGGGCCAAACATTACAGAGCTGTGTTTGAATATTGGTTAGACAGCAACAATAAAGCATATCCAAGTTTGGCTTCTGGTGGTGCGGCAAACTACAGCAACCAAACTGATGCAGACGGTGTTACGCTACCTGGAACACAATCCGGTGTAATTGAATACTACTGTGGCACCAGTGATCCTCTTAACAATCCATGGGAAATGTTAGGTTATAGAAGTCGACCAACTTGGTGGAACTCAAATTATGATTGGAAAGACTCTGCAAATGGTGGTAGTGATGCAAAGCGAGCCGCCTTGTTGGTAGCACTCAACAAAGGCATGTACACAAATCCTGCAGGCACAGAGCGAACAGATAGAAAATATGTAGTAAAACAAAACATTGGTAACCTAATTACAGTGGCAGGTGTACTACAAGATATTGTTACAGCAGGTTGGGCCACAGCAGGTGTTACAACAAAAGATTTTGTAATTGGTGATGGTACAGTAGCAGAAGATGAATTTAAGAAAACAAGTGCATATAATTTTGCACTGGTAGAAGCAGGATTTAGAAATGCACCTCACACATTTTGGCAACAGTTCCATGATCCAAGTAGTGTTATTCCTAACAATATTACTAATAACAAAACAGAATCTCGTCCTGCTGTTACAGATCCAGTTTATGGATCACCAATAAACAAAGGCACATTAGATAAAATTACTATAACCAATGGTGGTACAGGATACAGTTCATCTCCTACTGTTACAGTTACAGGTGACGGCATTGGAGGAACAGCGGTAGCAATCGTATCTGGTGGTGTAATCAAAGGCATTAAAATAACCAATGGTGGATATGGATACAACAACGCTGGCTTAACAATCACAGACACAACAGGTTCTGGTGCTGTTACTACTGTGTCAGTTAAAAAAGGCAGTATATACAGAACAACAGGACTATTAGCATTGATTTGGTTACAGAACACATCATCACAATTTACTGTAGACATACATGCTAGAAATCAGTTGGTAACTGCACAGCCAATTATCAACGTTGAAGGTTACACAGATAAAAATATTATTAGAATTCGTACTTTAGGTAACAGTAATAAAGCACCATTTGTGTTGCAAGACAATGACATAGACATTGCATTATACAAAAGTTCATCAAAAGTTAAGTTTAACTTTAGTGCAATAAAAATTACAAAACTGTCAGGCGGTTATCAAGTATCAGGTTTTGAACCAGATAAGAAATATTTTGAGTACTTCAGTGCAAATCAAGGTAGTACAAGCACAATAAGATTTGGAAGCCTGGTTGCTAATATTTTTAATGTATGGGATCACAATGCAACACCAAATCAAATCAATTATGATTACGTATTTCCAACTATTAATGAATTGGCAAACTTTGTTGCAGGTAGAACAGAATGGTTAATCAGCAAAGGCCTACAAACATTTAACTTTCGTGGAGTTGTAAACTCATTGTTGGAATGGGCCTCAACAGCATCACTCAACAGTATATATTTTGCACATGGTGGCAATGATTTATTATTCAAAGATAAACTGGATCGATTCTGTGACAGTATATTCACAACAAATAAAACTGTACTGGTTGAAGATAGAACAGAAATATCAAAAACTGCTGAATCATTATTGAGTAATATTAAAGCAACTAGAAACACAGACGGAACAAGAATTTACACAGATGATGGTCTAGCAATTCTTAGAATGACTGTAGATTTTGTACAATGGGAACATGTGATTGTGTTAGAAAATAAAACAACATTCAATGACATTGTGCATAGACCAGACATAGGCATGGGATTTGAAACATATAAACTAGAAGGTAGAAGAACAATCAATTGGACAGGTGATCCAAGCACCCAGGGTTATATGGTAGAAAATACTGGATTGAAAGCAAACTATGATTCTAGTGTTAGAGAAGTTGAAGATGATTACTTTGTGATTGACAGTAATGCATTGAACAAATCTAAAAGAAATATTGCACAAACATCCATTGGTTACAACAAACCAGACTGGGCACAAGAACTTCCTATATCTGAAGATAATTCATTTGATTTTTATCGTAGTGCTATTGCCACTAAAGGCACAAAAGAAAACTTAAAATCATTGGGCAGACACGCAGAAGTTGTAGATCCTGTTACAGATTCATTTGATATTAATGATCAGTGGTTAGTAAAAGCTAGTGACTTTGCTGGTAATAACAGATCGCACATTGAGTTAGAATTTAGAGATGACTTGGTTATTGGTAATCCACAGGGTGTAAAATTAGCCAATGATGGAAATGCTGATAGTATCAATGATGAAATTATAACACTACAGCAAGACGACAAAAGGCTTGTAACCAAACTTACATCACCTAATCAGTTTACATTGGGCAACAACTACTATTACCAAACTGATAGCACATTTACAGAATTTGATGATTGGTTAAAGAATGCAGGCTATCCGTTAATGTCTGAAGTAGATGAACAGGCACTAACAATCGATGATATATCAACATTATACGACGAAACAAAAGATTATGCAACCATTCTTGCATGGGATAACACAACCAGTTACAAGCTGGGCGACAAAGTGCGATACCAGGAATATGTGTATCAATGTAATGTAGATGCCACAGGCTTTGACACAACAAGAAATCCAATCACATGGAATGGTACTGTAAACAATCCTGTGTTACTACCAGGTGGTACACTAGTGATTGACAGTAACACAATCAATTTAACTAATCCTGTTACCACTGTTACTTACAACGCTATCGATGTTACATCAAACGCATCACCTGTTGTAAATGGTGGAGACACATTGATACTAGACGGAATAACAATTACATTTGCAAAATCATCTACAACAACAACGTATCCAGATTTTGCTGTAGCAGGTAGCACAGTCAATCCATCCATTGTAGGTAGTGCCACAAAGACATTGATTATTAATGGTACCACTGTAACATTTAACGACACAGAAGCAATCACAGTTAACAGAGATTGGAACTACTGTGTTGGAGATCAAATGACCAGTGCAACTGTTTCAAGTGTAACGGCCGCAGATAGAATTACAGCATGGACAAATTTAAGAAATTCACTTCAAAGTGTGTATGGTAACGCTTCTACTAGAACAAAACTTGACACTTACTTGAACGCCAGTGAAGCAGGTTTTGATACAAGTGTGCTGGTTACTGAACATGGTGCAACTGGTAACGCTACACTACAAGGACACATTTTAGCATTCCTTACACAAGATGTAACCATAATTAACGAAAAGGCAGGAACAAGTTATGTGACTGCAGATGTTTTAAGTGGCTCAACTCCTGTAAATGGAGCAGATGAGACAACCACACAAAATGCATTTAATTTAAGCACATACACAGATGATATACATGTTTGGTTAACAGCATCTGCAAACGATTCTACTGCTATATCCGGCACTATTATTGTTATGTCAGAAGCAGACACACAGTTTAAAACATATTCAGCAACAGAAATTGTAAACAAAATTACCTCTGCAGGTATTACAAATGTTACAGCATCTTTGGTAAGCAATCAACTTACAATAACAAGAGGTGGTAGAACAGCCAGTGACAAAGATCTAACCATTGGAGCAGGCACAGGCAATGCAGAAGTTGACAACGCTGGTACAACATTCCCATCAAGTGGAACATTGACCCACACAGGATCTGATAACACAACAACATCAACCACGGCGGCACTAACTGTCGCTGAAGTGGTACAGCAAATCAATGATGCAGGTATTACCAACGTTGGTGCAGTAGTACAAGACACAAACAAAGTTAAAGTTTCAAAAACAACATCATCTTCAGATCCTAACTTAACTGTGGCAGGTACGGCTGTAGCAGATCTTTCAGGTGGATTTACCACAGGTACTCTTACTGCAACCACCACAACATCAACTTCACAGGCAAGTTTAAGTGTAGGATTGGTTGCACAAAAAATCAATGATGCAGGAATCACAGGCATTTCAGCGTCAGTGGTAAACAACAGAATTGTAATCAAGAGTACAAATGCTTCAGGCATTATGAACAATACACAGGCCGCTCTAGACCTTGGTATCAACAGCAACATCTTGGGTGTAACAAGAAATGCAACAACAAGTCAATCTTCAAACACATTTGATGCGAGTGAATGGACAGTTATCGGAGAACCTCTTTTAGAATACATTTGGGTAGCAGATGATACTAAACTTGGATATACATCAGTTAACGCTAACATTACAGGAAAATTTAATGGTTGGAATGTGTTTAAAGTTATGGACCCACAATTATACGCCAGTAAAATATGTGCCGCGGCCACTACAAGTACAGGAAATGATGCAGAAGTTTCTTGTAACAAAGCACATAATTTACAAAAAGGCGATATTGTATTATTGTTAAACACCAACAGTAAACCAGCAATCAGCGGATTTCATACTGTTACTGGCACAGACACAGCAAGTGATGCCAAGTTTTTCATAGACGAATTCATTGATCAAGATGCCAGCTATGCAAAAGTACTTGTGCTTCGTCCTGTAAGATTTACAACTGATGCACAGCGTGATCTTGCACTATCAACAAGTTCGCATTATACATTTGCAGAAAGTGATCGTATATGGGTTGACGGAACTACACAATTTAAAGTTTACAAAAAAGATGCCGGCGCCTCCTGGATTGTACAGAGAACACAAGGCGACAATCATGTATCACCTACCACTATACAAAGTTCTATTTTGCACGACCAAGTTAGTGTGTTAGAAGAAGCTGAAGCATATGATCCGTTTAAAGGTGTTATACCTGGACTTGCTGACAAAGAAATTGACTATAAAACAATAAACGATCCTGCTATCTATACCAATAGTACAGATTCAACTGCACAAATAAACCAACAACAGGCATGGGGCAGTAACTATTTAGGTAGTGTATGGTGGGATACCAATAAAGCTATCTATATAGATTATGAACAAGATTCAGTAGAATATAGAACACAGTATTGGGGCACATTGTTTAAAGGTGCATCAATTGATGTATATGAATGGACACGATCAGATGTTGCTCCAGATCAATATGCAGAAAGTGTCACAGCAGGTAAAGTTATTAATGGACTTGCACTAACAGGTGAAGCATACAAAGAAACAGATTCTTTTGGTAATGATTTATATTACTACACAGAAGTAGATGAATTTGATCCTGTAATAAACGGTAATGTAACATTCTATTACTTCTGGGTTAAAAATAAAACTACTGTACCACTAGGAACTGACCGAACATCAAGTGTTTTAAATCTTGCAAGTATGATTAATAATCCAACTGCACAAGATATTAGGTGGTTAAATGCAACTGGCAAAGACAGTTTTATTGTTTCAAATTTACGTAATCACACCAGTGAAAAAACTGTGCTACAAATTACAAACATATCCAATGAAGATAATCAACACACTCATTGGACACCTATCATTGAAAATGATACTGCAATTCCAGAATATTTTCATAGACGTTTAAAAGATAGTTTAAGAGGTAGCAACGAAAACAAAAAAGAGAAAACGTACAAAGCAGAATGGCTTGACACCAGCACATATGCAGATGGACAGGTTGTTAGCATAGATGCTCCTGTACCAACTATTAAAATTGCCAAAGCTACCAAAGCCACAACACAAAGATTCTACAATAGAGGAGACACAAGTACTTTTACTATAAACGGAAGTCAAACTGATGATGGACAAATACTGACACTACAGCGTGGCAAAACATATTTGTTTGATCAAAACGATTCAACCAATGATACACCAATTGTGTTCAGTCCAACATTTGATGCATACATCTACAACAAACCACACTACTTCGCAGTCAGCGATGGTGTTACATATTATCTAGATGGTATTGCAACTTCATTGACTGCATATCAAACTGCCATTGGTACACCATCAAACACACAAGATAAAAAAGTTCAACTCACAATTACAGATGCAACACCTAATACACTATGGTACGGTGGTAATGGATCCAACGTTGCATGTGGTAGTCACATGCACATCATTAACGAAGAAAAAGATGAATCTCCTGCATACTATATGAGTTTGATCGACAGTAACACAAACATACAGCCACAAACAAACAGAATGGCATGGCGTAGAGTATATAATGTTGTAGACATTGATGATATAAACGAAACTATTCAAATACCAGAAGAAAAAATGGTTCCTGATTTAAATCTTCATCCATTGGATCGTGTGGGCGACAGCATACGACCTAGCAGAAGCTGGTTTGAATATAAAAACATCAGCAGACGTGAAGTTGTAAATCAATTAAACAATCTGTTGATTAACACAAATCTTGTAGACAAGTGTCCTGAATATAAAACATATCTAGATGTAACAGTTTCAGTTGGATCTAAAGATTATAATGTTGCAGACTATTGGGAAAATGTAGATTGGTTTGACGCAGATCGTTTTGATAAGTTTGTTATTCCTAACAGAACAGTTACAGAAATCACACCTTTATTGACCAGCGGTGATGCAAATCAATTATCTGGACAGTATGATGGCGAATACGTATTAGCCAAAGATGTTCTACACACAGATGGTATTAAACGTGACAGCATCTATAGATATGAAAATTCAACAGGCAAGTGGGAGCCTGTATGGAAAGAAAACGGCACAATTCAATTGGATGATCGTTTATGGGATCCAATTAACGGAGCATATGGTTTAGACTCAGCAGGATTTGATAATGCAGGGTTTGACTCAGATCCAATACATGAATTTACTAAAATAATGGATTGTTTCCGTGATAACATTTTAAGTCAAGCAGATTACAACAAAATATGGTTTGCTGGTATATATGATGCTGTTAAGGAAATGCCAAACTCAGAATGGATTAAGAAGTCAACATACATTGTTCCAAGACTTAGCAAACAGGTTAATACAACAGGACGTATTGGTTATGATGCTGTAAACATTATAGAACAGTACATAGATAAGAATAAACCTTTTACATCTAAGTACAAAGTAAATCCATCATTGTTCCAAGATCAAAAAACTGTGTTGGATAAAGGAAGTGCCATCATCACTGAACATTCACGTAACATGGCAATCACTGAAAAAGTAGAACAACACACAGACAATCAGTTTTCAGAAAGATTAGGCGGAACGGCAGTGGTTGCACACGCACCATTACCATTTGATGATGTAGATATTGTAAAAACTTTTAATTCTGTGGATCACACAGTTAGAAGAAATCCAATTATAACAAGTTGGCAACACAGTTCAGGCAACGTGGTTGCACCAGCAAACACAATCAGTGAAAATGAACATTTGGTAAATGTACCTGCAGATGTTGAAAAAGTTTCATGGCATGATGATTATGTGTATGTTAGAACCAGTGGCATTACAGATGCATCAGGCGGTCCTACAAACACAGTAGCACCAGACACAGAAGGTTTGGTAACTGATCAAAGACCAACCAGTGCAACACAGTTCAATTGGAAAATACCAAGAACACCCAAGGCGGCCAGTGCATGGCCTCTCAGAGGTGATGGTCCAATTGGTGTGTTTACAAATGGTGTAGCAATCTTTTCACCTCGAGACTTCGAGCCAACCAGCACAGGAAGTATATACTATAGAAACGAAGCGTATCTAAGAAGAAACAGCATGGATGCAAACAATGGTACAAGTTGGTCCAGCAAAGGCAACTATGAACCAACTGTAAAAGGATTGTACTATCATTATAATATACCAAATGAATATGCTTCACAAGAATTAGCAACCAAACATTCACCTATCATAGGTTGGGCATTGGATGGTTATCCAATTTATGGCCCATATGGTTTTGCAAACACAGACGGCACAGGTGCTATTACAAAAATGACAAGCAGTTGGGTACTCAAATCAGGTGCAAGAACAGGACTAGGTGCTCCGACTGGCAACTATGATGGATCATACACAGCAGATTATCAATTTAATGGAAGCGGAATATTGGACAGACACAACGGTAGATTTGCAGTAACACCTGAATTTCCAGATGGTGTGTATCATTATCATGCAACACCTGATGCTTATCCATATCTCATTGGTGATGAATTTTATGGTGAAAAGAATGGTAGCACAATATATGATGGTACAACAACCATAGATCCATGGTTACCACATCAAACCAAAGCACATGACTCGCATGATATCACAGCCAATGGCGGAACATTTACAAATGTAGATGCTGACTACACATTCTTTTGGGACGGACAAGGATTCTTAAATCAATACGAAATACATGGTAATGCACAATACAAAGTAGACTTCAACGAAGCTCTACAAATTGCAGTACAAACAAACCCTCAAGGCATAGTTACAGCAGGTGCAACTTATAGTGTAAATGCTCAAGAAGCCAATCCAAGAGGAATTACATTTAACACTGATGGAACAAAAATGTTTATAGTTGGCACATCAGGTGATGATGTAAATGAATATACTCTTTCAACAGGTTTTGATTTAACTTCTACAGTAACCTTCGTAACCAGTTTTAGTGTAAGTGCTCAAGAAAGTGGCCCAACAGCGGTAAAATTCAACACAGATGGTACAAAAATGTTTATTACTGGTGTAGGCAGTAGTAATGTTCATGAGTATGCATTGACAACTGGATTTGATGTATCAACTGCAAGTTTCACCCAAACACTGGTTACAACTGTTGACACAGATAATTTTGGACTTGATTTTAAAGATGATGGTACTAAAATGTATATCACAGGCAACCAGAATGATAAAATATATGAATACAATTTATCCAGTGCATTTGATATTTCCACAGCAACATTCAACCAAGATTTGAGTACACAACCACATGACTACGAACCATTTGGCATAGAGTGGAGTCCTGATGGTACTAGACTGTTTATAGTTGGTACAATACACAATGGTGTAGATTTATGGTATGTATCTACACCGTGGGATATATCAACTGCAACACATCAAGAATTTTATTTCGTAGGTGGTAATCCTTCTGGTATACATATTTCACCTGATGGCACAAAAATGTTTGTTACAGGTAATAACAGTGATCTAGTAAAATCATACACACTTTCAGTTCCTTATGAATTTACAATCAGTGGTACTGCCACAGCAGATACTAGAAGTTTTATATACTTCCAAGATGATGACAATAATGTATACAGTAGTGTGATACAGAACACAGCCAAAGACACACTCAATGGTGCTCTTACTGCCTCTGCAACTGAAATAACTGTGGCAGATGCAACTAAATTTTATGATCCAAACTTTATGAACTTGGGCAAGTACATTGGCCCACACGGATCTACTGCTCAAGCAAAGTACGGAACACAGAGTATGACATTTGACGCAACCAGTGATAGAGAATTGTTTACACCATCAACCAGCACAATGGTAAATGGAGAGATACATTTCTTCATATACATGGATAATACAGCCACTGATGCTAGAATATTAACATCTGCGGCCTGGGGATTAAGACGTAGTGCGGCCGGAACACTAGATTTTATTGATTCATCTGGTGCTACACTTGGGTCAGCAGGACTTACAGGCATCAATGATGCGGCTTGGCATCACGTTTCAATACAATGTAATGGAACTGACTTAACAGTTTCATTGGATGGTGGTGCAACACAAACAGTAGCCACAACACAATTTACCACATCAGCAGGAATTGAATTTGGTAATACCAGCAGACTAACTGGCACATACTCAGGCAATGCCGCAATTGGTGTGTGGATAGATTGTGTACAGATAAAATCAGCCGCGGCAAATACTGCACCTCCGGGTTCAGCAGTCGTAGGAGAATTGGTATCAGAAAACTTTGAACCAATGAACATAGGAATATTTGAAATAGAAGATGGTATTGTAACCATTGGCACAGAGCGTGTACATTATGGTGCAATAGATACATCTGCAAATAAATTACTATTCTGCACACGAGGTGCAGAAGGAACAAGTGCAGTAGCACATTTGAATAGTGCAACAGTCATTGATTGTTCGCCAACGTTGCGAATTCCGGCTCTAAGACAAATACATCTTTATGGAGACGGACTAACTACTGCATACAACGATCCATCTACTAGTTTAGCTAGTGGAACAGGGGTAAGTGTAGAAACACAGTTTATTAGAAGTGCATCTCAAGGGGAATACTTCTAGACTAAATACATATGAATAGGTGTTAGGAAATGTTTAAAGATAAAACAACAATACAAGTTGATGGGCATGTGCTAATAAAAGACGTCGATACAGACGAAGTTCTTTTAGATCAGCATAATGCTATTAACTATGAAAATATAAGTCAAGCCATAGTGAGGTTGCTGGCGAATCAGCAAACTACAGGCAAACACGATTTTATAAATTTAATGCACTTCGGAAACGGAGGCAGTAGCGTAGATGGTTCAGGTACTGTAACTTACCTATCCCCTAACACTAATAGTGCAACTGGCGTTCTACACAACAAAACATTTGAAAAGATCGTTGACCCTAATGATGCTGGTGTTGATACAACCACAACTAACACAATGACAACTGCTCATACGGCAGGTGAGTTGTTTAGTGATTTGGTTGTTACATGTACACTAAACTACAGTGAACCTGGAGCACAAGATAATATTGATAATTCTGCAAATCAAAATGGAGATTACATTTTTGATGAATTAGGATTGTATTCAGCCACAGGTGCATTAATAACACACATCATATTCCACCCTATTCAAAAATCGGCCAACAGACAGATCCAAGTTATCTATACTGTTAGAGTCAGAGCGGGAGCGTTTTAATGGCATATAGCATTAACTATTACGATACCAGCTTAGAGCCTACTCCGATTACGGTTGCAGACGCTACAGTAAACACGGAAACAAGTATTAAGTTGGTCGGAAAAAACTATACAAATCACGGAGAAATTTTCAATGAAAATTTTCTAAGACTGTTAGAAAATTTTGCAAGTGAAACAGACGGAGATTCTCCAGGCACACCAACAGGTGCTGTGCGTGGGCAACTTTGGTACAATGCCACCACGCATCAACTAAATTTTTATGATAACTCACAGTGGTATCCAATGGCAACTATGAAAACTGGCACAGCATTACCAGTTGATGCCTCAGAACCACACTTTGCTGGAGATTTATTCTTTCATACCAGCGAAGAACAATTATATGTGAGTCAAGGAACCAGCTGGCTTCCAATTTCAACAGGCGGTGCAACCAGTGTTAAAACTAGAACACGTTATGACACCGGCGGTAGCACACACAAAACTCTAGAGTTTGTTGTTAATAGTGTGATTGTTGCTATTGTGGTTATGGATACTACAGCATGGAACCCAATGGCGGCAGGTGCAAACACAGAATACCTAGAAGATGGCGCCACGCTGTTGAATACACAGTTTCCAACTTTACAAGCTGGTATTAACATGAACACAGTCACGAATTACAAATTTCGTGGTATTGCAACTACGGCAGAATACGCCGACGTTGCTGAAAGATATCATGCAGATAAACCATATGACGAAGGTACAGTGGTAAAAATTGGCGGAGAGCATGAAATCACAGAAACAGACACAGCATTAGACTCAGAAGTGTTTGGTATTATATCAACACATCCTGGTGTAGAATTAAATGCTGGTGCTGGCCCCGATGAAACTCATCCATTTGTTGCAATAGCAGGGCGTGTGCCTTGTAAAGTAATTGGACCAGTGCGTAAAGGTCAACGATTGATTACGTCTGAAGTAAATGGTGTTGCTAGAGCTCCTCAAGATCACGAGGGCGAAGCAGACGATTGGAATAGAGTTGTTGGCCGTGCATTGGAAAGTAAAGACACCGAAAGTGTTGGAATGGTAGAAGTAGTAGTCGGGAGAATGTAAGTGGCAATCGGCGCCGGAAATAATATTACAGCGACAGATTTTAATGCACTTGTTGTTGCCGTCAACAAATATTGGGGTGACAATGTGCCTTCTGCCGCCGTAACCGATCCGGATAGAAGCACTCACAAATACGGCTGGGGACAAACACATGCTCTTGAACTGTCAGGCACAGATGATAGAGTGGCCGCGACTGAAACAGTTGAAGCAAAACATTTCAATCAATTGGTTGCACGAGCAAATGCAACAGGATTACACATAGGACTAGGAACAAATTTAAGCTATAAGATTATAGGAAACAATATATTGGCCGCAGATGGCACAACCATTGAGAATAGATTTAGTGCTTCGGTGCTGGATGCAATCACTGACGCAAGAAGTGCCGCAATACGTGGAGATCACACAATAGGCGCAGGCAACTCAAATGCAAATGCCTTAGGCAGTATAAACAGAACAACCAATTGGACAGAAGTATTAATATCAGAACAAACTATTACATTTACCAGCTATCAAAAAGCCAGGCACTTTTTTAATTCAGGAGGTGCTATCACACTAGGTTGGGATATTACAGGTGCTTCAGGCACAGAATCTTTAAACTGGGACGCAAACTTGGCCGCAATGGGTACTGTACACTTCTTAGCAGATGATGTTGTTGTAAGTGGTACAGGTGGTTATTCAACACCTGATGTAGGCTTTTATGGATTAACCACAAACTTTCAGCTCTGCTACAGTTACAGCTTTGGCGACGGAGTTGGATCAGGTACATTTAGTTCATCTTCGTTTAGTGGAGGTGATGTAAATGTAGGCGGTCACGCATACATGCGTGGTGGATATTTACAACCAGGCGGAGGCGGATACGCATACGCTGGAACATACGCAATTAACAGAATTTCAATATATGCAAAATATAGCAGTAATGGTGAAGTGGTGCATTTAAAAGCATATCTACAAACACCAGACGATGGTTCTGCTATTAATGGCACACTTACACAGAGTTTGGGCTATGTTATAGCATCAAATCAGTCTGGAAGTGGCGGTACAGGTGGAGCGGCCGCAAGTACAACATTTAATGTTAGTTCTTCTGCACCACAAAGCCATGCATTTACAAATTCATTAACATCATTTGATGACCATTAAAACTAGTTGACAACGTAGATATATAAGTATATAATGAACATGCAAACTCCAAGGAGAAAGCTATGGATGAACGTTTAGAAAAAGCATTAGATTTTGCTAATTATAGGGCAACTATTGCCAATCAAAGAAATAATCTAAAAAATCGTATTGCAACACTTAAAGTATGTCATTACGAAGGTGCTCAATTTACAGCAAATAAAACCAATATCAGTTTTATTAAAGCCATGATTGATTCAGGACATGAAGATGCAACCATCGAAGATGACAAACAAAATCCTGTAGAAGTTAAAGACTTGTCAGGCTTGTTAGAAGAACTAACAAGTGCCTATCATGCCTCAATGAATGAGTATTTGATTGAGCATAAAAAACTGAACAAAGCAAGAGCTTTAAAAACAATCATGGATTGGTAGTGGACGAACCAGATATACCAGAAACAATAATATATGTAGACACAGATAGAGTTTGGTGTATGGGTGAAGCAATGGATCACCCCAAAGTATACTATACTGTGCCAGACGAAGGCTATGTGGTTTGTGGTTACTGTGATATCAAATTTGCCAGAAAGAAACAGGATGAGTAAAAAAGGTATTTGCTTTTTTGCATTTAACAATACAGAATTAGATTACATTAAATTTGCCATGTATGCAAGTTTACAGGTAAAGAAACATTTCAAAGAACACAATCAAGTGTGTTTGATTACAACTCTAAGTGATCAAGCATACATGGAAGAAAATTGGACAGAAGAAGAAATAAACAAAGCATTTGATTATGTTGTAATTGACGAACACACATATCTAAATGACAATATGCGTGTACACTATGATAGTCCGTGGACTGAATTTCAAGCACCTTTCCACAACAGACAGAAGCATGATGTATATTGGATGTCACCTTTTGATGAAACTTTGTTGTTAGACATTGATTACATTGTGCAAACCAATCATCTAGAATATCTTTTCAGAGATGATAACACAAGCAATCTGCAGATGTTTGACAAGGCTCGTTATCTTAGATATGATAGACCACCATTTCCAGAAAGATATCTCAACATGAATGGCATACCCATGTGGTGGTCAACTGTGATATACTTTCAAAAGTCTCCTGAAGCAAAAATGTTTTTTGATCTATGGAGTCACATAGCAGACAACTATGATTACTACAAGTTTTTATATGGCTTTCCAGGCAAACTGTTTAGAACAGATTATTGTGTAAGCATTGCACTACACATATTAAACGGAATGCAACACGGAGATTTTGTAGAACCTATTGTAGGATCTATGTTAAACATGGACCAAAAAGACGTTATCATTGAAAGTTCAGATCCTGATTACTTTAATTTTCTTGCACATGACAGAGATGAAAACTGGAAGAATATTTTGGTACATTCAAAAAATCAAGATGTGCATTGCATGAACAAACGTAATCTCAAAGACATAATTGATGGATACAACCTAACATGAGAGAATTAGAACAAAAACAAGGCTGGATGATCAACGGTGGAAACAGCGAACAGTATTACAAAATGGCCGCCGCTTCTGCCATGATGTTAAAAATACATCAAACATTGCCAGTGGCAGTATGCATAGACAAGGCAGATAATTGGCCTACAGAATTTGAAGATTGTGTTGACTATGTGGTTGAATATCCTTTTGGAGATACATCACACAACATGCCACAGAACGTGCAACTGAATCAGTGGCAGTTTTATCATGTTACACCTTTTCATGAAACCATTGTCATTGAGTCTGACACACTGGTTTTAAATGATGTCAGCTACATAGAAGATATACTAGAACACAACGATTTACTATTTCCAACAGAAATCACAGACTTTCGCAATGTCCCATACGTTCCTCCGCATGTGGCATTTTTTAAAGAAAGTAGATTAGAAAAAGTACATGCTGGTATATGGACATTCAAACAAGGCACAGAAGCCATGCAGTATTTTAAAATGCTAGATGTGGTATCGCAACATTGGCGTGACGCATTCAAAGAATACTTTAAACCAGAGCATGTGCCAGACACACCTATACTAGATGTATTGCACTCTATATCAGCAACAATGATAGGTGAACACGAAAACATCACAGTACACGATCCTTTACTGTTAAGATACACTCACATGTTGAGCAGTCCTGATGATAAATGGAATGATCACATGAACGTATGGTATACAGATAATTTTAAGATTGACAACTATCGTCAAAATGGTATAATAAAATATTCTGAACCAGACGTATTGTCAGAAAGAATATTAGATGGAATCAGGAAGAACTATAGAAATTCCAATAGATCCGATCAAACATGATTATTATATCTACTACAACAAAGTAGGTATAATTCAAGGCATTTATAAAGAATTACAAAACAGCAAATTTGATTATGTGATTACTAAAAATCAAGATGCTGGTAAAATTATTTCTGGACATCTTAACAAGAATCTCTTTTGTGTCAACTATAACACAGACAATGACACAGTTGAATTCATGCATAAAAAACATGCTGGTAATTTGGCGCCTCTAGAAGATATACTGTTTCAAATTCCCTTAGATAATAATTCAGTGACATCTGATGTCACCATTGATTTATATCCAAACAACAATATATTGTCAATGGATATCAGTCAACAAACCAAAAAGCGTTTGACTTGGGGTATCAATGTGTATGATTTAAAAAATCCTCAAGGATCTGAACTGAATGTATACATCACTAAAAAAGATAATCCAGATCATTTGATCATGCAAATTGTGATAGATCCAATGGATTTATTAACGCATGAACGAGTGATAGTAGAAATGCCTGGAAATCTAACCAGATATGTGGATTACAATGATATATCAATTTGGACACGCAGAATGTTCAATACATACAGTTATAGACTGATTGATAACTACATCGACTATAATCCAAAGACCAAACACAGAATTAAAGTTTCAGAAAAAGATGATGAATGTCACATAAAGTTTGTAAGATTAAAAGAAGGAAACTTGTATGTAGAAGGTATAGATGACATACTTAAACTTATTGACAGGAATGTGTTGACATTTTATATTGTAGATGCTACAATAGAAAGAGATATAGAAAGTAGGCTGTTACATACTTTGCCTATCAGTACCGCAGACATAGTTGAAGGTGTAGAATTCACTGATCTAATTCTACCTGAACAGTTCCGGGTACTACACGAATATAACTTGAAAATAGGACAGACATGATGGCAAGAAAAATGCACATATCTCAAGGTATGCAAAGTATCAATGAATTTGATATTGTGTTTATCAGTTATGATGAACCCAATGCAGATGAAAACTATGCACATCTATTAGAAATATGTCCGTGGGCAATGCGTTCACACGGAGTATGGGGTTCAGATGCCGCTCACAAGGCCGCGGCTCAAATGTGTGAGTCAGATAGATTTATAACCATAGACGCAGACAACATAGTGAGACCAGAATTTTTTAACATTGAAGTGGATCTAAAAAGTGTAGGACCACATGATGTTGTAAGTTGGGCAGGTAAAAATGCAGTCAATGGTTTGGTATATGGCAATGGTGGTATAAAACTTTGGCCCAAGCATGTGGTAATGCAAATGCGTACACACGAGGCCGCACCAGAAGAAGATAAACGAGCCCAAGTTGATTTTTGTTGGAACATTGGCTATATCCAAATGAACAATGTTTATTGTGATGTTGCAAACAACGGATCTCCGCTACAGGCTTGGCGAGCTGGTTTTAGAGAAGGTGTTAAAATGACACTGGCAGATGGTGATATTGTCAATCCAAAACAGTTACGACAAATGGTTCACTACAAAAACATGGCACGTTTGTTCACATGGATGAGCGTGGGTGAAGATGCTACCAATGGCATTTGGGCCATGTATGGTGCTAGACAAGGCTGTCATATGACCAACATTGCACGTAAGAATTGGGATTGGAAACAGGTTAGAGACTTTGATTGGCTCACTAAGTTTTTCAATGAAGAAATATTTCCTGAGTTTGCAGATGACAATGGTGAAATATGTGCCAACACAGGTATGCGTTGGAACATAGATAAAGTAAGAAAAGCAACTGTAGATTATGGTATAGAAATTAAGAAGCATCTCAATTTACCTATTGCTGATCTAGATGCAGATGGCAGTAGATTTTTTAAAGCAGTATACACAAATCCAACTAGACTAGAGCCTTTAGTTCGTGAATCTGATGTAGAATACACAATAGAGGACTAGATGCAAAATGTACTTGTATCCGGTGGATTTGATCCATTGCACAGCGGACATATTGAGTACTTAAA